GATAGTGAGGACAAATCTAGATTTGGATTTAATGAAACAACAACATTACCAGTATTAGGATTTACATTGATATTTGATGATCCAGTCACAGAATCGACAGTACCACCTGCATCACTAGACCATATAAGGGTTGAACCACTATTTGGAACACTCAATACTTGACCAGCTGTTCCTATTGTAGAGGGCATTGTGTATGAACTATTAATATTTAGTGTTGGTATATTAGCAGATCCTGGAAAAATTACTTCGTCAGGTAAAGAAATAGTGGTTGTCCCCCCTGCTGTGTTTGTATTTATTTGGTCTTGAGTACCAGTTACAGCGATAGTGCCACCTGTAGACATGGCATTCCACGTTTTCATATTCAATGGTATCAAAGGAACATTTGGATTTGAAAAAAGCAGATTAATAGACATTTTATATATATTATAGGATATATAAAAAATTTTATTAAATTATTTTAATTTATGTTTTTAATCATAATAAATTTTCATACCATCGCGAGATTTATGATGACGACGGCGAGCACCTCCTTCCATATATCCACCTTCTTCATAGCCACCTTCCATATAGCCACCTTCCATATATCCTCCTTTGGCTGATTTATACAGCTGATGGGCTTGTTTGCCAATGTCATAAGCCTGTTTTGCATGTTGAACAATCGCATGTCTGTTTTCCCAGAGTTTTTTAAACAAATGTTTAAATGAACCGCCAGATAAAAACAAGTTGTTAGTTTGTGCTTCATCGTATTCAGATAATTGAACAAAATTAGCATCACGTTTAGCTTCCTCAACCTCATCTTTGCTGTATGCAAGTAATTTAGTGACATAGTTACGTCCCTCTCTAATCAATACCGCATCATTAACGGCAATACAATAAGCTGTTGGCTGATTAATTGTACTAAGGGTATTAAATGTAATTTGGAAATTCATGGTATATTTGCCAGCACTATTGTTGGTCATACCAATATCTTGACTAATAGACAAGTCCTTTGCTGGATCCAAAATTACAACAGACCCAGATCCATTGTAAGAACCCCCAGTCACGCCTGACAAATTGTATCCTGCGAAGACGGGATAAGTGATATCTGCTAAACCATTCTGACGTGAAATATCGTAGAGTCTACGTTGTGGACAAGAATTCAATATAGTGCTTCCATTATCAAGTTGAGCTTGAATTGCTGTGATAGTAGCATAACAGTCAGGTGTAGTTGCAACACGTCCGTTTTCAGTTCCTCGAATAAAAATAATCAATTTGGATGGCATAGTTTGACTATTAACTTGGACTGAAATCTGTTGATTTGTGACTGGTGCAAAACTGGATGAATTGCTAATAGTATTTTGGAAACGTTGGTATTTAGGAAATTGGTACAAACTTACAGCAGGTAATTCAATGTCGTTAGCTGTTATGTATTCAACCCACAAATTAGCAGCAGTCAAATTAACTGTTTGGCTATTAACTGTACCGATAGCTGGATTATAGGCTAACAGATCAGTAAACCCATTAGAGACCAAAGTGATAGTCTCGCCATCGATTGCCCACAAACATGGCAAATTCTTGTTATTTTCACTAACACAACTGAAAGGTGTGATCAAAGGCTCCCACCAGTATGCAGTTATAGTTAAATTAGCTCCACCATTAGTTACAACTGCCGATTGAATACCAACATTTCTAGGTTTTTGAGTTGCTCCAGCAATTGAACTTGTGTATGATGTCAAAGGTGATAAATTAGAAATACCAGTAAGATAATCTTGGCAGTTATCAGGTTGTGAATTATCATAGCCTTGCATACAAGCAGCATATGTTTTTAATTGGGCAAGCCAATCAATATTTTGGTTAGTAAGATAGGTTTCTGATGCACCATTTAAAGTGTGTTGGACTTGAGTTAGATTTCGATTAAATGGAAAGCATTTGAACGCTAGTTGTCCAGCAGTGGGTGCAGTCAATCCTGAACCATTCAAAACAACAGTAGCGGCACATTCAACCCAAATCGTACGATTGCGTGCACTGTTTGGACCAATGTTATTTAAATTATATACGAGAGTACCATTTGTGGATAAATTTTGACTGGGGATACTTGTGTAATTTGTTCTGGGGCCTTGTTTAACTACATATTTGGCATGTTCAATAGGACATGTATCAAGACGTTCATCTTTTACTCGAAGAAATTGAGACATTAATATATATATATAATTTAGATATTATATATTTATAATTAATTTTTTTATAGTATTTTTAAACTTTTGATTTTAGAAAATTCGCAATTAAATGTTTTTTAATAAACATAAATTTTATTGAAATTTGTTGATTAGTAAAAATTTGAAGAGGCCAAGTATTTCCATTTTTATCACTCCAGTATATTGCACATGAAAAATTATATAAAGGCGTGTTTGATGTCAAACAAAAAATTCGATATAATGAGTTTGCATTATATATAAATTGAGCAGAAGCTACCCCCGCCTGATTTCCCTGTGAAAGATCGGGAATATAATCTGTTAAAATAGATGAGAGTAATAGATTTTGACCTAGAACGTTTGTTCCTTGTCCAACGTAAAAATTCTCTTGAGTGACAGGCATGGATGTGGTGACTTGTATGGATCTCAATGTGTTCATGTAAGCTAGACTCTGAAATTGCTGAGTCATTCTTAAGTAAACGGTGTTATTCAGTGTAACTTGATTAATTGGCGTTGATTGATTTGGAAAGGATTGAATATTAAATAACGCTCTTTTAACTAGATCATTAAAAGCAAAATATTTAAATCCATTTATATAAGGCTCAAGTATTCCATTAGCAAATACTTGTAGAAAATTACCCCCATTTGATGTATATTCTGAATAAGCTTGTGGTGAATATAAACTTATAAGCTGTGTTGTCGCATCATAAGTAAAAAATGGAGGAGCTCCAGCAACTAAATTTTGAACCTGAGGCTGAATTTGTGCATAAGCCGTTGCTAAGGCTGTATTCCAAAGATTTATTATTGTTTCGTAACTATATATATAATAATAGTTTGATGGCGTTAGAGGTTGATTATTTTGTGGAATTGGACTAGCTGTAAAATCCTGTTGTATCCATCTGACATATTGAGTATTAGACACAATACTTGTTATAACTCCAGATGCAGTGATAGAACCCCATTGCACAGTAAACTGATAAACACCTTGATTGACATCAGGAACCAGTCCGGTATTTGGATCAACATAAGCATCAAAATAACTATTAGGGATTTCGAATTGAGGCGTACTCATTCTTATAATAGATCCATAATATTCGCTCGGATTATTCAAAATTGGATAAGAATTTTGAGCTATTATTGAAGCTATTGATGTGTTATTGAGCCCTGTTGAATTAGAGTCAATAGTGAGATTATAATAAATTATATCGTCAGACATTTTATATATATATTATAATGACAAATTAATTTTTATTTAATAAATTTTATAACTGTATAATCTGGTAATATTCCATTATTAAAGTATTTATTTATAAATTGTTCATTTGTCAATTTGTAGTTTAATAATCTTAAAGAGCAAAAACGTCCACATGTTTGTGAATATGGAATTCGTTGCAATTTATATTTATTTATAATAATTTTATATTTGGAATTTTTTAATAACCATGTTAAATAAGGATATTCTTGACCCGTCTCCTCTTTAATATATTTAGATTTAACGAATTTACGCTCATTATCTAGATGAATACCGTAAGAATCAAAAAAATTAATGGTATTACCGTAACGAAAAAGACAAACCCAATGACCTTGATTTAATTTTGTCATTGGATATAATAAAATAATTTTATTATATGGACCAAATAAATCGTCTATATTATGATATTTATATAAACCACCATAAGCTAATACTTTAGAAGCTGGATTATATTTTTTCATTTCAAAACCAGACATTGGTTTATATACATCACTTTCACTCATTATAATATTATAGGAAAAATTTTATAATATTATATTTTATAGGACCATTATATATTTATCTGTTATAGCAACAGCTGGCGATTTACGTGTTATATATACATAATGAGATTTAGCTCTTTTTAGTATATCCATTTTTTCAGGTTTAACTCCTAGATACCTACTTGCCATGTAATCATAATCATCGTGACCGCTTGATTTTGGAAAAATAACAGTCCCTGTAGACTCAAATATTTGAATCTCTGTGTTTTTTCTATCAGCTGGTTTATGCCATAAATAAAGGACAAAAAGACCATGAGAACGTCCATTTCTGGCAATCTCATCACGTAATTGTTGGACTGCTTTATTATATGACGTTTTCTTATAGTCTTGGATATCATCAAATACAACTAAATTAGGAGAACCATCCTTATTTGTAAAATTTCGGATGTCTGGAGGATTTTGAACAAATTTATCATCGATATTGATTCTAGTGATTGGTAAATCATCAACTGCTATATCATTTGATTTACTTGAAAAGAAATATATTTTTGATTTTGGATATTTGGCTTTGAATTGTATAATATAATGTCGGATAAAATAAAATGTCTTTCCACATCCTGATTTGCCACATACAAAAATACGCTCATTTTCCCCATCATTAAAATCTTTAAGTACAGGTAATATAAACTGATTTTCATTTTCCATCACTATTTTTTTAATTCCATTAGATTTTTTATTTCCTTCAAAGCTAAAATCATCATCATTTAAATATATTTGTTTTACAACTTTAACATTTGGAATTTCAGATAAAAAATGTTTTAATGCTGAATTTTCTAAAGATTTTTTAAAATATTTGTTTTCGAAAATATTTGCTATATGTTTTGAGTTAGCATTTAGAGGTTCTAAACTAAGACTCATTTTTCCTGATATATATATACTTTATAAAAAAATATACAAGTTTTTTTAATTAATTATAGTAGTTTTTGTAATAATTATCATGTTTTCTTTTTTGATAATTATGAGATTGAATAACAACATATAATTTTTTAAGTAAGCTAGGATTAGCAACCTCTAACTCTCGTTCAATATCAATTTGTAATTTATGTTTTGATTGGCGCCTTTCATTTAAAGTTGTGATTGACGTGTCAAACAAATTATCTAATGATTTTTTTAATTGTTTTTTCATTTGATGTCCAGGTTTTGTATTCATATAATATATATTATACATTATATAAAAATTATTAATTTACTTTAATTTATGAGCTTTCTTAGCGTGGGATTTAAGAATTTTTACAGTGTCAACTAAAATATTAGCAACATGTTCCAAATCTGACTTAAGTAGTGTTTTCGATACTTTTGATTTTAATACCTTTTTCTTTTTATGTAATTCAGGATTTTTAAGTGCTTCTTCTAAATGAGCTTTCTTCATTTTAGAAAATCCTTTCAATCCTCTTTTTTTAGCTTCCTCTTTTAGTTCTTTAAGATTTCGTCCACCTTTCTTGTGTTCTTTTTTAGCTCCACCGAGCATATAACCACCGAGCATGTAACCTCCTTCATTTTCCAACATATGAGACATAGGCATGTAATTTGCACCATACGACATTTGTATATATAATTTACTGGAGAAAAAATTTAGATTAAATAAAAAATATTATATATTTTATATTATATATAAAAAATGTCGTCAAAAAAACAGTTAATATTTGAAGATATTGAAAATTTATTAGATGAATTTTCTGATAAAATTTCTGAAAAATCAAATATATTAATGGAAAATATGGGTAATTTTTGTTCTGCTCTTTCATATTTAACAAAAAATATAGATTCAATGGATGATAAGAAAAAATTAAAAGCTTTAAAAATAACTAGATCATTATTATCAAAAATAAATCAAAATACATACGATATTATTGAAACACTTAGTACCAATGATGAAAATGTTTCTTATAAAGATTTTATTAATGGATACGAAGATAAACTTCTATTTCCTACAGCTGATTATAAACCAAAGCTATAAAAATTACATATATTTTTCTAGTATGTATTTTAAATTATTACGTGCAAAATAATCAGTTGTTTGATTATTTGTAATTGAATGAATAAAATTAACTATATAATTCAATCCTTTATTAGCATTGATATATTTATCATTTCTAATATTGTATATCGAATAGTTGATTGCGTCAATAATTGCCTTTTCGTTAAAACTAATATCAACTATATTGCTTAACTTATCTATTATAATATTTAATTCTTGATTTGTTAGTACCTTGTTTAATTTATGTTTTTCATCTATAAGTAATATTAAAGTTTTAATATCAGATTCAATGGCTGATAATTTCGACAAATTCGATGAAATTAATGGATATAAAGCTTTTAAAACTTTAATATCTCCTATAGCCTTAGCCTGAGCAAAAATTCGTTTAGCTGTCTTAAAATATTTATGCGCTTTATATTGCTTTATTGTGTCTTTTCTTAATGACTCTAATATAAAATCTTGGTTTTTTTGATTTTCATTATAATTTATATTACCTTTTAAATCTCTAAAAAAATAAACTACTGTTACTTCTATGTATCGCCCATAATACGGAGCCACCATATCAATTTTAACAAGTGAATTCTCTTGAATAGCATCTTTTAAAGTTTTTTCTCCTAGATGATCATTATGATCAGGAATATGCCCTTTACGTTTACCTGTTAATATTTCATGGGATGTCCAATGAACTGATTCTCCATCTGGGTAAGTGCCTGCTTTAGCATCGGTAAAAAACCATCCAGGTTTTAATTCAATTTTTTTAACAATTTTTTTTAATTCTCTAACTATATATGGTATTGATTTATTTCTTGGTAAATTAATATATACATCATTAATTGTATCGATATCACTATAATATGGTTGTGTTTTTAGTGCGTATGATCCATATATAAAATTTGTTGATTTACTTAAATTATTATTTGGAAATTTAATAAAATCAATTAATTTTATAGCTCGTTCTGGAAATTCATATTTTTGTTTTGTCTCTTGTACTCGTGATCTTGGAATTGTTCCAAGATAATT